ACCATTAGGTGGGGCCACCTTATTATTGCCTTATGGCTGCCACCATTAACGCCACACTCAAAAGCGCAACAGCCAACAGCTATGTGACGTTGGCAGAAGCAGACGCGTATTTTGAGACCGTTCCAAGTTCAACGCAGTGGGATAACAAGCAAGACGACAAGAAAAATCGTGCCTTGATTTCAGCAACACGCTGGATTGATTCGTTGAATTTTTATGGTGATCGTTGCGATACAAGCCAAGCATTGAGCTGGCCACGCAATAATTACCACGTTGATCGCGTTGAATTAACTTGCAGTGTTATCCCTGCAGACGTTAAGTACGCTGTTTACGAACTGGCGCGTGCATTAGCGAATGACACGGACTCGATTACAGGGACTACCGGCGATACGGGGTTATACGAAGCCGTCAAGCTCGGGGAACTCGAAGTTAAGTACAACACTTCTAGCCAAGCTACCGGAACTGTTAATAACGTATTCGACGTTTACCCTTGGCTGCAGTCTTATCTTGGTGCTTATTGCCTTGGAGGCTCTGGCTCTTATCAAGTTCGTACTGTGAGGGGTTGAGATGCCAGGAGCACTAGACAGTTTATTTAAGAACGTTGCCAAATCAGTTGTCGCTGATCTGGGCAAATCTCTTGACACGACAGTCATTTACACGCGAAAGGCATCGCCAACGTATAACACCAGCACTGGTGCGTTAACGACGACTGATTCGTCTTACTCCTTCGACGCACCAATTGAATTTGTGCAGTCAAACGAAGAAGAGGGTCGCGAGGAACGTCTAGCCAAGTTGTATTTGACACCGGATTTGATTGGCGACAATCAGCCAACTTTTGAAGACGAATTGACCTTGACATACGCTGGCGCAACCAGAGTCAGTCAAATTACAGATATTCGTACTTTTAAAGGCGGCCAAACGTATATGTTCGTTCTTTTGGTGCGGTTCTGATGGGAAAGCTTGCTGACAAAATTGATGCCAAAATCAATGCTGATCTTGATCAAGCGTTTAGAGAGTTTGTCAGGCTTGCTGTAAATGACTTGCCTGAAGTAAGCCCTGTCTACACCGGCTTTTTTGCGTCCAGCTGGAAAGCGTCAAAAAGTCGTCCTCGTCCGACTCATGATGTGGAAAACTATGAGCCTTGGGCAACAATTAAACAGTTGAAAAGCAAAGTAAAAAGCTACCCTGGCAGGATTGACCCAAGATTTGATCTTCCCTCGTTTACGAGTGATGACACCATTTATATCGGCAATACAGCTCGTTATGCACGTTATGCACTGGAGCGGCCGAGCCAAATAGTTTCGTACTTAGCGGGTCTTAAGGCAGTGGCTCAAACGGTGTTTGCTGCAAAAGATGGCGTTACTCTAAGAATTGCGGGTAGCGGAACTGCTCGCGGTTCTAAGTATCAAAGGGTCTTATGACATTAGTCGCTCCTAGAGCTGCTTTTGAGAAAGCAGTTACTGATGCCGTTGCAGCAGTTGATGACACCGTAAAAATGGTGTACGACAACGTAGGTTTTACGACGCCCGGAAAGACCCAAAAGTATGTGCTGATGTCGGTCTCGTATAGCCAAAGCACGATACAGACGCATGGAGCATCATCAGATTTTTACATTGGCGTTGTTCAGTGCAACATTTATGTACCTAAAAACGTTGGCACGGCAGTGCTTGCAACTATCGGAGAAGCAATTATTGATGGGCTGACTTCTGTAAACGCTACCGGCTATACAGATACTTTCAACTGCAATCCGCGTTCTCTTGAAGTTTCCGGTCCAACACCGTTAGAGATTGAAGACCGTGCTCACTTTATTGGATTAGTGTCTTGTCAGTTTAGTGCTGTAGCATAGGACAGTAATGAAAACCAGATCTTCTTCCATGCGAGCATCAGAGCTTTTAAGGAGCAAGTTTGGCGTTAGCCAACTGTATAAATATGAAGTCAAGCAAGACGAAGAGGTTTTGTTGGAAATTTTCTGGCATCCACTGACCATCAGCGAGCGTGAGTCGATTCAGAAAAAAACTGGTGGTGATGACGCAAATGAGTTTGCTCTTAGCTTGATGCTTGAGAAGGCTTTGGACGCTGATGGCAAACGTCTTTTCCAGGATGGAGAAAAGGCTGTTTTAAAAAACGCTGTTGACGCCTCAATTTTGCAAGAGATTCAGCTAGCAATGCTGACCTCCGGCACAGAAAATAAGGTGGAGGACGCGAAGGCAGACCTCAAAAGCGCATCCTGACTGGCTGTTTTTGTTCTACCTAGCCAAAGAGCTAGGTATGACGGTTTCTCAACTCTGTGATCAGCTCACTCAAGAGGAACTGGTCAGTTGGGCTGCGTTTTTTGAATTACAAGCAGAAAAAAGTGAAAAAGCGCAAAGTCAAAGCCAGTTAGCTCGTAAAGCGCAGGTTATGGGGTGACGCTAAGATTGGAGATAACTCTGGTGCGGCGCTGCAGTGCAAGATATTTCACTTGCCATAAAGGTAGATAAACGGCAGGTCAAAGACCTTAAGACCCTGATGGGTCAGGTTGAAAAACAAGTTGGAAATTTAAACAAGGTAAAAGTTACCCTAGACACTACTCGGGCTCAAAAAAATGTTGAGGCCCTTTCTGAATCGCTTAGACAAGCAGAAATAATTTCAAACAGATTTTTTGGGAAAGGTGCCAGGTCCGGCATTGGTGCATTTGCTAGAGACATAGCCGGTATTCGCAGTGAAATTTCAAACGTAAGAAATGGTTTTGATACTGCAAAAGACGGTGCAACCAGGACGACAAAGGCGGTTCAACTCTTAACCGCACAATTTAAAATGCTTTCTGCCGAGGGCAGGGCTTTCGCAAAAGGCGGTGCAGATCTTTTTCAAGCTAAAGGGTTTGACGAGGCTTCGTTAAAAAACAGATTAAAACCATTAGAAGACCTGCCAAACAGTCTTGCTGGGACAGGAGAGGCGCTAAAAGAAATTAGATTTCTTTTAAATTTTGCCACGGAAAATAGTAAGGAATTTAAAACATTAATTGAAGCTGAGAACAACGCACTTGCTAAACAGAAGAAAATTCGCGAATCAATGGCGTTTGTCACAGAAGTGCAGCGTCGAACGACAGCGCCAATGCCTGCCGATCCATTTGGAGCAAAAGTTCCGTTACTGCCTGCCGCAGGCCAAAGTTCAGGAACTTTTGAGATAGTCGAGCGTAATCGAGAGATCGCTCGGATACGTCAGGGAAGTTTAGGCGTAGAGCGTGAAATTTCTAAAGAACGCGGCAAGCAGGCCAGGGCTGCAAGTCAGACAGCTTCGAGCGATAAAACTCAAAAGAAACAGCGAGGGTCAAAGTTAAATGACATGTTGCTTGGGGCTGGTTTCCCACTGCTTTTCGGTGGAGGGGCAGGAGCCGTCGGAGGTTCAATTCTTGGTGGTGCGATCGGCGGGACGATGGGGGCATCGTTTGGAGGTCAAATCTTCGGTAGTGCTATTGGGCAAACTCTTGAAAACTCACTGCGTTTAGCAGTTGATATTGGCAACGCAGTTGAAACATTGAACCTAGACAGCCTGGAGGAGTCAGGCATACGTGTTAACGCTGAGCTTGAAACACAAGTTCAGTTGTTGCGTGAGGCAGGAGAATTTAGAAAAGCGCAAGAATTGGTTCAAGAAAAAGTTGCTGAGCAGACTGGAGCGCAAGGCGCAGCAATGCAAGATGTTGCTAATGCATTTAACTTGCTTGGAGCTGCTGCTAAAGAATTTTTATCTGTTTCTGCAGCATTTTTAGGAATGCTTACCGCTCCGATCGCTGCGTTGTTAGCCGGAATTATAAAAGTTGTAAATGAAATAATAAAACAGGCAAACATACTTTTTTCGCTTATTGGTGGAGCATTAAAGAAAATTGCGTTAAACGAAGAGGCGCTAAAAGGAGTAGGCGAGCAACTTAAGAACGTTAATGGGCAGTTTGATGAAAGCATCTTCAAAGCAGGAGAGTTAGCCCGAAAGCTTGAAAGAGAAAGAGACTTGTTGGCAGAAGTTGTAGTTCTTGAATCCAGAAAAGTAGATGGTCAAAGGCTAGAAGACAAAATTGGAAACAATATAGTAGACGGACATATCAAACAAACAAAACTTTTAGCCCGGCAAAAAGAAGAAATTAAAAAAATTAACCTACAGAAAAATGAGCAGAACGTTGCAGAAATTGAATCAGCTCTTCTTGCTAAAGAATTTACTCATGAGCTTCAGAGGCATCAGGTAGCTACAACCGTAAATCTTAAAAATCGCAAATTGATCACATCTGCTTTAGAAAAAGCGGACAAAAACCAGCAAAAAATTAACGAAACGCTTCAAGAACAAATTGACAAACAACTTGATCAAATTGCTTTTGAAAAAGAATACGCGGAGCTTATCCATTCTGGCTCTCTTCCTGCGGCTGCTAAAAGAGCTTTAGGACTAAAGCAGCACTTAAAAGAACTGGATCGTCAGTTCGAGAAAGAAGTTGCAATTCTTGATGCCAAGATTGCACAGCTAAAGGCAGATACGGTGCAAAATAATATGACAAAAGAGCAACTTGAGTTGCTAGATGAATTGCTTGAAAAACGAGAAAAGTTGGACAAGAAACAAAAAGATGCTCAAGACGCTGCTAAAAAGGCTCAAGGGCCTAAGACGGACATAAAAAGGCTAGAAGAAGAGATGGTAAGTATACAAGGCAAAATAAACGAATTAATTGATCCTGTTAATCAAGTAATTGCTGCTGCTGGAGCGATAGGAGATGCCTTTAGCGAATCATTCAAAGGTGTTATTAGCGGCAGCATGACTGCTCAAGAAGCGTTGGCAAATCTATTCCAACGAACAGCAGACCACTTCTTAGATATGACGGCCCAGATTATTGCGGCTGCAATCAAGATGCAGGCTGTCAAGTTTGTTACACAGATAATTGGGTCGATAGCTAGTGCTGGCGTTAGTGCTGGAGCCAGCCCCGGCGCTGTTGACCCTGGCAAAGTCATTCAGGACGGAGGCACATTTAACCTTCCTGGCGAAATAATTCAACAAGGTGGGCCAGCCCCCGGTTCTTCAATTTTTAATCCTGCTGTAGCGGCAGAAGGTGCTTATTGGTCTGGTGGATTTAAAGCGTTTAACCAAGGTGGAATGGTTAGTCAACCAACTCTTGGTCTTGTTGGTGAAGGTGGAGAACCGGAATACATCATTCCTCAGTCCAAAATGCGTGAAAGCATGGCTCGTTATTCGCGTGGGTCACGCGGCAGTGGTGTGATTCCTTCTGATGGTGGATCGTCTGCATCAGGCGATGGTGGCGTTGCAGTTGCCGCACCAATCGACGTTCGCTACACCGTGGAACGAATCAACAGCGTTGATTATGTAACCGCCGATCAATTCCAGTCTGGGATGCAAAGTGCAGCGGCACAAGGCGCACAACGCGGTGAACAGAACACGCTAAAACGATTACAGATGAGCGGTAGCACTCGCCGGAGGTTAGGAATATGAGCCAGTACGCATTTGGCCATGCCACTCGAATTAAAGGCCGTAGCCCATCGACAGGCAAACTAGAGACGTTTTACTTCTTTCAAAACTTCTACATCAACCAAGAAGCCACGCATGATGGCAATCAATACCGGTTTGTTCCGTTTGGCTTCTCAGGCGTAACCGTTAATCGCACGGGCGACGGATTAGAAGCAACTCTTGTATTCCCCAACAACGGTTTGTCTCGCGGTTTTGCTGATCAAGCCATTGACCAGAACTGGGTCATGGAGGTTGACGTGTTGATTTTGGATGCCGACAACCCAGCAGGCACCCATCAAATGCTGCATTCGTTTACAGGCCAAGCTGTTGGCGGGCAGTGGGACAACGTATCGCTAAACCTAAAACTCAGTTCTGTGCTGGATGCTGTTGGAACGGACGTGCCAAGGCGTTCGCTGACGCAGAGGTTGGTTGGCAACCTGCCTATTAGTAACAATGTCCGACTGCAGTGATTTAATTGGGATGCCGTATCGGCTAGGAGCTGATGGCAGCGATGGCCACATTGACTGCATTCACTTGTGTTACGAGGTTTGGGGGCGAGTTGGGGTTAAAGGGCCACCGTTCAAGCAATCTTGGTACGAGGCGAGCAAGTGGGAAGTATGCAGGGATCTTTTGCAATGGGGTTTGCGGGTGGAAAAGCCTGCGTATGATGGGGACATTCTGTTGCTGCCAGATAAATCTTGGACATTCGCAGTGATTTGGCAGGAGGGAGTTCTGCATATCCAACCAAGGCTGGGAAAGGTCAACTGGTCTTTGGCCCGTCAATTTATGACGTACCACTGCTTCCGTACGAAAAACAATTAATAGAAGCGATTGGTATAACAGAAGAAGAGTATCAACTATTTGCGGCTGAAGTTAGGCGACGTGGCCGTTTAAGACCAGCAGAGTATGACCATATTCCAGATATTGTTTGCGAACCGCTAACCAAAACAGCAATAATTTTTATCAACTTGGCAATCAGCCTTACGTTGACTGGTGTTGCCTACTTATTAACACCTAAGCCAAAAGAGCCAGCGGCTTTTAGTCGCAAAGAGCTTGGCGGAGAAACCGGAGCAAGTCGGTTTACGCCATCTCGTGGTTTTGAGACCTTGGCAGAGCTTGGTGAATACGCTTCACCAATTCCTTTGTTGTTTGGTTTATATCGTGAAGGCTATGGCGGTGGAATGCTTGCGACACCAAAGCTGATCTGGTCTCGGATGTTTAGCCATGGAACGTTGCAGCGAGCCAAGCTGTTGTATGTCGTTGGCGAACAGGGCGTTGATGGATTAAACGGTATTGAGCCGCCTGGACTTGAAGGCATTTTTCTTGGTAATAATGCCCTCGACCCTATTTTTGAGGATGCTTTTGCGTTTTACTGGAAGAAGCATTCAGGCGATTCAGGCAACCAAAGGATTCGCGACACTGACCATTTAGACGGTTATGGAACAAGAGGTGAAGCGTCTTCGGGCGATCCAGACAAAGCTATAGATGGCGAAATTTTTTACGCTCCAACTAACAACGAGATTGGTGCAAAAGGTGAATTTTGCCATGCTTACACGCCAGCAAACAGCACTCAGTTTGGCGTTTTTGAGCCAATTGCGAATGGCACCTCGTACCGCCCAAACTATCGTATTGTTTCCATTACTGACGACGGCCACACTGGAATAACAAAACGTGGAATTACAAGAACACGCATCAAATATGCTGGACTTAGTTTTGCCAACCCCGATAACTTAAGCAAAGCAGACCTTCTGCGAAAAGTTCGTAAATTTGGCCAAGCAGGCGCCGGTAGAAATTACAGCCCGCGAATGGGGATTATTCGACTTAATCGATATAGTGGAGGCGAAACAATAACAAGTTCAGAAGTAACAGGCGCAGATGAGCTTCAAAAAGTTGTAAATGTAAGGCAAAAAGATGAAATTGTTTTTATAATTAGTGCTACTAAAATTGACGAAGATCTTTACGCAGCCAAAGAATCCAGGGAAAGCGTATCTGATCTAAATAGCACTGTTGAAGCTTTGCAGCTTGCGGCTGACGATGCAATGCAGGTTGGCGAACAGTTTGCAATTGCCGGAACAATTTGGAAAGTTATTCGCAGGAAACTGGATCGTTTTGAGCCTGACTCAAACGAAAATCAAAGAATTGAACTTAAGTGCGTTAGCACCGAAGAGTCGCACCTCAAACGAATTGGAGTTGTAAACCGTGAAAAAGTTGTAGAGCCAACGCAAGGCTTTATTGGTGATAGTTTCCCAGATGGGCCAGAGGCTTCGGTTGACGAAGTTTTCTTTCCAATAACAAGAGTTACGACCGCAACAGTAAGGAATAACAGACCCGCAGTAGTCACGGAGATCGGCTTAAAAAGCACGGTATTTCAAAAGTTAAACGGTATTTGCGCTTTTAATAGCCTGCCAACTCCTGACGAGTTAAACAACATGGACGACGAAAACGTACAAGTTACGAACGGAACAATTACTGCAAACATTATGCGGTCAACTGTTTTTCGTGTATTCGTGCGTGATGCTGGAGATGACAATTCTTCTTTCGCTGTTGTCCCGTTGTTTTTTGTAATTCGGGGAAGCCGACCGGTAGCTCAGTATAACTTTATTCGTTTTGCGTTGCCCCCAGGTCAAGAAGCAAAAGAACTTGAATTTAAGTTTGCACCACTCCCTGGAGCGGAATTAAGAAGTCTTTCGAACAAAGAAATATTAATTGATCTGTCTCATTCAGTGTCCAGTGAGTCAGCAGGGATGATGTTCTCTACTGTGCCAGTAAGTGGGATTGGCTCATTAACCGTAGGCGTTAGTGGCAAAGAGATTCCAAAAGGGAATATTAAGGAAAACAAAGAGTTTATGCGAGAGCCAGAAGTTACTGCAGGTTTAGGTATAACTAGTTATCCAGATAGCGTCCAACGCGAAGACCAAGCCCCAGCGCCTGTTGCTGGTACGGATGCAAAAGCGATTGAACTAATTGACTATATTAGTAATCAAGGAGACGATCAGAGGTACGGGGGCCGAGGTGGATCTTTTAACCATGCCTTGGTTGGCAATGCTGATGATTTCAATTTTTCTTCACGTATCACTGTTGTTAGCAAAGAATTTGTAGAGCAAAACCCACTTAGGTGGATCACGCTTCAGTGGACCTTTGAGCGATACAAGTTATCACCCAATCATTTTGCTAGAAGGTACAACGGTGCGAAATATAACTGGAGGCCAGTCTCTATAAATGTTATTGGAAGTTCTGGCAACTTTGTGCAAGGAGAAAACATAAAAGTAAGGCGTGGGAACCAGTCCACGGAGGACTTATCAGGCAGCCATGATGCCTATCCAGGTAGTAACCCTTTTAGGAACAATCCTGATGCGGCAAGCGGTTATCAAACAATTAGGTGGTCAGGTTATATTTTTAAAGTTACTCAGGCCCAAAATGTTAAAGCTATTTCTGGCCGAAGACAAGCTTATCTGTACGAAGTTTTTGGTGATGCAACTGCATCAGGTCTTTCTGTTGGAAGCACTAAGCAAGCGGGAAGAACCTTTACAAGCGGCAGCAGAAAGATAGACGTTAGGCTGACTTCGACGGTACGCTCTGACCCTTCAGATGTTCGAGGGAAGGGCATAGTTTGGACTACTCCTGAAGTTCGTGTTAAGCAAAATACAGAAACAACACAAGACTGGGAAGTAGGCGACACAGTCGAGCACCTTGAAACAGTTAGCTCCGACAATCCTTACCGAACAGATGCATATCCCAAGGCGGGATTTGTTTACAAAGTTGGCAAGGTAATTGAAAACATTACTCCCACTGAGTTTAAATCAGATCAAGTTTTTGCGGGACAAACTCAATATAGCGATATAAGTTTTTATCGAGACTTTGTCGATAAATCAAACTCTGGCCAGCCTGAACATGAGGTTGTGTATGTGAATGAAGTGCAGAAAAACGAGACTTTGCCGCCAATGAATCATCTTGTACTTGCGGGTATTTCGCTTAAGGCAACTCGCAACTTTACTCGTCTTGACCAGCTGCGAGTGTGGCTAGGCAAAGGGTTGCAAGTGGAGCGGTTGCATCCAGACTTAACAGCCGCATACGGAGATTCTGAAAACAAAGGCCCAAGCAACTTGTTTACCGATCTGGTTTATTACATGATGACGAATCAAAGAGGCGGTGCTGGGGCGTTGCTTGGCATGACCTCTGACGACCCAATTTTGATTGATAAGCCTGGTTTGATTAGCACGTCTCGTTTCTTAGAAACACAAAAATTGTTCTTTAACGGACCAATCGTTGAACGAACCAACTTGCGTCAATTTATTGCAAGTGTTGCACCGTTTTTCCTATGTAATTTTGTCATTACTGACGGAAAATTTTCGTTAAAGCCTGCTCTGCCAACACATGACAGCGGCAGCTTTGATACTGGGCCAGTAGCAATTAAACAGATATTTACTGCAGGCAACATTCTTGAAGACACACTGCAGATTGAATATCTAAGTGCTGAAGAGCGTAGGCCCTTTAAAGCGGTTGTCCGTTACCGAGAGGAAAGAAAAAACAAGTTGCCGCAAGAGCGGACAGTCATAGTTCGGAACAAAAAGAACAAAGAGTATTTGGATAAAAGTTTAGAGCTTTTGCCTCATGAAAGTTTTGACCTGACGCAGTTCTGTACGTCAAAAGATCATGCCGTACAGGTTGGCAAGTATTTCCTGGCGTTGCGGCGTTTGGTTACGCATACGATTAGTTTTTCAACAACAGTTGACGGCCTAGATATTCAGGCTGGTTCGTACATCCGGGTTATTACTGAATCAAGCCCGTATAGCAGCGCAAATACTGGAACGGTTAGCTCAACGGGTGTAGTGACAAGCGTGACTGAGCTTGTTGACCGGATGTACGACGTTGATTACTACAAGGGTGGAGAAGACGATGTACAGACAGGCAAGATGGAAATTGTCAACGGCACAGTGTCGGCAACTGAGTTTCACGGTGCTGTCTTCAGCGTCAGAGACACTACTGTTTCTAAAAACGTGTACGTCATTGAACAACTGACGTTCTCGCAAGAAGGCACGGTAGATATTGTTGCTTCAGAGCATCCCTGCGATGATGACCGTAAGAGCTTATTAGTTGCTGCCATGCTGAATGCTGACGAGGTTTCAATCGAGTAATGGCTTTCCCTTCGCTTATTCCAACCAGTCGCGCTTTTGACCCTGGAGACTATCCAGTCAGAACGTTTAAGTCGCAAAACGGCGCTGAGACACGGATTCTGTATGGCAGCGAGCGCACCAACGTAAAACTGCAGTTGTCTTACGCCAATATTGGCGACGCTTCAGCAGAGTTGTTCCTTGATCACTTTGACGAAACAAAAGGCACCTTCAGCACTTTTAATCTGCCTGCTGGGTCTTTAGGAGGTTGGAGCGCAAACACTGATGCCTTGCGCTCAGAACCGTCAACAGTTCCAACTGTGACACTTGTTGTGACAGTTGCGGCGTCCGGTGGTGGCAATAGGTATCGCATAAATGGATCTTCAACAGACAACGAAACACTGACGCTGACTGAAGGCACTGTTTATTTGTTTGACCAATCAGACTCGTCAAATGGCGCAGGTGGCGGTCACCCATTACGTCTTAGTACGACAAACAATGGCACTTGGGGCGGTGGCGCTGAGTACACAACAGGCGTGACAACCTTTGGGACTCCTGGCAGCTCCGGAGCGTACACACGAATTAAAGTCGCTAAGGACGCTCCAACCTTGTATTACTACTGCGTCAATCACAGTGGGATGGGCGGTCAGATCAACACTCCTGCAGGCACTGTTTCATCTGAATCAGGGACACCAGCAAAGTACAGGTACGAAAGCGCACCACAATTAACGCAGGTGCGGCCTGGGGTTAGCACTGTTACAGTAAATTTAATTGGCGTCATTGACGCAACTGACCCCGACTGATGGCAAAGGTCTATACCGGCAGAGATGGCGTCTTGCAAGTCGCTGGTACGACCGTTGCCAAAGTGTCGAGCTTCTCGGTGCAGGCAAATCTTGAGACGTTAGAAACCACAACGCTTAGTGAGAATATTCGCAGTTACGTCCCAGGTGTCGTCGGCTATACGGGCAGTTGCAGCTTGCTTTATTACAAAGAAGACAACGGTTCAATCAATACAACAAGCTTATTAAGCGCACTGGTCAAGACTGGTTCGGCCGGTGTTACCAGCAGCGACACCGTTGACCTGACATTTCGTTGGGTGGATGGTGCGGACATCAACGACATCAAGATCAACGCTTACGTTTCAAGTGCCACGATGGGCGCTGCGACTGCTGATCTGGTGCGTGCTGAGATCTCGTTTATTGGAACGGGAGAGTTGCTAGCCGCCACGATCTCATGAGTGTTTACCTTGGTACGTTTGGCAAAGTTGAGCTGCAGCGTCAATTTGATGGCGGCGAGCTTGTTTCAACAATTAAGGCCGCTAGTATCAATGTTGCGGCAAAACGTTTTAGTTTTAATTTCGAGCAGGGTCAGCTAATTACTGGCGATCAAATTCGCATTAAAAGCACTAATGGAAGCAACCTTGATTTTATAAATGGTTACACAAGCCCGAGCGTAAAGAAGTTTATTTATGTTGACGAGCTAGGCGGTATAAGGCTTTACGACACTTTTGCTCATGCTGTAAACGGTGGAACTGCCAACGCAATTACCTTGGCAGCACCAAGCAATCCGCTTCCTGTAAGCGTCATTGTTGAGAATACTGTTCCGCGTCTTCTTGCTCAAGTTAATAGCTTTGAGCTTAATACTGAGCGCGAGACTGTTGACACAACAACTCTTTCAGATGAGTTTCGCAGTCGAATTAGCACGTTGGTGTCTGGTTCTGGCAGGATGTCTTGTTTCTGGGAGTACACCGGGGACACTGTAAATGAGATACCAAATTATCTTTTACAGCTTGTTTTGCGGACTAAGGTTGGCAGTCAGTTTCATGCCAGGTTTTACATTAAACCCAAGGACTACAACCCCAGCGGTGTTGCATCTAGGAATGACGATGAGCTTTGGTACGACTTCAACGGAGTTATAACAGCTTGTGCTGTGCAGTTTGCTCCAGACAATACTGTGCAAATCACGGCAGATTTCATTACGACAGGAGCGGTTCAGCTCAAGATGAACCTTGAAGTT